ATTAGAAGGTCCGGACCCGTCAAATCCAGTTATAACCGGAGCAAAGGTAGAGGCTGTAAATTCTGTATTGTTATATCCTGCAGCAGGAGTAAGTACCTCAGCTGACGCAATGATAGCATTTGAAATGGCCATCTCTTTGTTATATGTACTCAATGCGTTTTTTAAGCTATCTTCATCTTGTGGGTCGCCTAGTATGCTACGGTATTCTTGTGCGTCATTGATAGGGGCTGCTTTAATACGCCATAGATGCGGCCACCAAGTTGGACCAAAACCTTCTGCTGAACGAGATGCATCTTGGACAGAGTAAAACTTATTGATACTCTTTGCAGTAGCATCTAATAGCAAGTCATCGTTTAAGTGAGGAAGCTCAAGCACATCACCTGCCATAAGTTTACGGCCTAAACGTTCAACCATTTCGTTAGTGTGCAACGTAATAAACAACGTGTCAGCATTTAGAAATAATCCAAACTGACTTAAATCAAAGTCTTGATCAGTTACATTATAAGTCCCGCGTAGTTCGTAAATTGTAGTATCGTATACACGATCGCGGTTCTCCATGAACAAGATGTCTTGAATATCCATCTCGTTTATTTCTGATTTTGCGCTCAATTTTGGACGAGCAGGGTCAGATCCATCTTCTACAGCAGCAGGACCAAGATACTTATGGATCAAGATTGTGGTGCCACCGGCACCAACCGCTTCACGAATGATTCGGTCCTGATAGTAAAAGTCCTTAGTCTTGGCGTTTTTCCAAAGTGATATTTTAGGCATAATTTTGCAGGACCAAAATGGGCCTGTCTCTTAGTCTTATTTACCGGTTGACAGGATCGCACAGATCATATATAATAGTCACATACGCTACTAAAACGGAGTAAAAAACATGGCTACAGCAACCAAAAAACCCGCAATGAAATTGCCACCCAAGAAAAAGACGCTTGCTCGTCCTACTCGTTCTGGTAAAAAAACAGCAACAACAATGCGAGTTGATGCTGAAGGCGGTATCAAGTTAAGTGCCATTCCAGTTACTGACATTAAGTATATGGGAGACGAGCCAGAGTGGACCAAGCAAGACAAGTACAGCGAATCAGCACGCCGCTCGCATATGGCTCGTAGCTTTAACTGGTACAATTACTCATGTGACCGTAAGCAAGCTCGAAGTTTCTTTGAAGATTACTGTACCACTGTCGACGACTACAAGACATATAAAGTGAAATTCAAGCGTTTGCCCGACACTGCATTTGAACTAACAACTGGTTGGCTTAGCCGTATGATTCTTGCTGGCTTTAAGATTCAAGAAGGCGAAGACCGCGTTATTGTTAACCAAATTGCCAAATTGGAAAAGCGACTGCTCGAGGAAAAGGAAGAAGTAGCGGTTGTTAAGCCAGGTGAGATTGTAGTTAAGAAAGAAACAATCCAGGATCGACTTGCTGAAAAGTTTAGCGAAGTTGTAGGTGAAATTGAAGGTGCCATTGACGAGTTTATGACCGACGGCAAAGAGTATTCAACATTCAAATTACTAAGTGCGCAAAATATTGCAGTACAGTACGCAACTAAGATTCCAGATATTATTCAACCGCGTATCGCTGAAATGAACGAGCTACTTGAAGGTAAAGATGCTCAGTTGTTGGAAGCATATAAGTTCATGGGCAAGCGAGAAGTTAAAGCACTTATTAAGTTTTACGAGTCTATCATCAATGATGCAATGGCTTACAAGACTAGTAAGATTGCAACTCGTGCTAAGCCAAAGCGTAAGCCAGTACCACCAGAGCGTCAAGTCCGTGGTCTCAAATATCTTAAGGAATTTGCAGAGCTGGGCCTCAAAAGTATCAACCCAACAGAAATTTTGGGCATGAGCGAGCTGTGGACTTACAACACCAAGACACGTAAGATTGGACGCTTTGTTGTGGCAATGCATGGCGACATGGTAGTGGGACAGCTTGGTATCAAAGGCTCTGCTATCATTGGCTTTGACGAGATTAAGAGTATTACAAAAACACTGCGGAAACCAGCAGAAAAGCTCACCGAGTTCAAGACGCTTGGTAAGCCACAGCTTCGTAAGTTTATGGATACTATTAAAAGCGTAGAAGTTAAGCTAAAAGGACGAATTAGTCCAGAAACTATCTTGCTCCGCGCAATTAAGTAAGCCTTATCGAGTAGTCTCCGGTAAATAGAACTGGAGACTATTCATGACTGATAAAAAAACAACATTTCGTTCTAAAGCTGCAAAATACATCGAGCTAAACCTTGGTGGTGGTATGGTTGATGTAGAGCTTGACAAAGAACACTATGACATGGCAATTGATCGTGCCATTGCCAAATTTAGACAGCGTAGCAGCCGTGCAGTTGAGGAAAGTTTTATGATTTTAAACCTTTCTCCTGGCTCCAGCGATTATACCCTACCAGAAGAAGTAATCGACGTTAAAGTAATTTATCGGGCAAGCTCAGGCGGTGTTGGTACAAGTGGCACTACATTTGAACCATTTGAAGCAGCATACTTAAACATGTATATGCTTGGCGCTGCCCGTGGACAAGGCTTATTGTCTTTTGAATTGTTTATGGGACAGCGCGAATTGCTTGGTCGTATGTTCGGTGCATATATTACTTTTACTTGGTCAACAACAAGCAAGCGACTTGTATTACATAGACTCATACGAGCCGATGAACGAGTAACACTTCATACGTATAACTATCGTCCAGATGAAACTTTATTACAAGATGTAAGTTGCGGCCCATGGCTTCGTGATTATGCCACTGCCGCAGCAAAATTGATGCTTGGCCAAGCCCGTAGTAAGTTTTCTCAACTTGCTGGCCCCCAAGGCGGAGTTACCTTGAACGGCAATGATATGATCGCACAAGGTCAAGCGGAAATGTTAGCATTAGAAGAAGACCTAAAAACTTACGTCGACGGTGGAACTCCGTTGGGCTTCATCTTTGGGTAATTTATTTCTTGCTTTAGTGTTGTAGCTATGTTACACTAAAGCATGACTAAACAAATTATTGGCATCTGCGGTTTCATTGGTTCTGGCAAAGACACAGCCGCAGATTACCTGGTTAACTTTCACGAGTTCCGTAGAGATTCATTTGCCGCAACCCTTAAAGATGCAGTTGGTGCAGTGTTCAATTGGGATCGAGAACTTCTCGAAGGCCGCACTAAACAGGCCCGCGAATGGCGCGAGCAAGTAGATCCATGGTGGGCAGAACGATTGCACATGCCAAACTTGACCCCGCGTTTAGCACTACAGCTCTGGGGCACTGAGGTATGTCGTAGAGGCTTTCATGATGATATTTGGATTGCTAGCCTAGAAGCACGTTTACGCAATACACAGGATAATATTGTTATTTCAGATTGTCGCTTTCCAAATGAAATCAACTCTATTAAACAAGCAGGCGGCAAAGTAGTTTGGGTGCAGCGCGGCACATTACCAAGTTGGCATATCATAGCAGGCAAAGCTAATAACGGTGATATAGTTGCTGCTGAAAAGCTCAAGCAGCTTGGCATTCACGCCAGTGAAACAGCATGGGTTGGTACAGGGTTTGATGCGGTTATTGATAACAATGGTACAGTTGACGAATTATACGCACGGATTGGTAATATAGTACGTTAAATTTAATATAAGTAACAAATGAAAAATGATCTAGGCTTTTATAGTGTTAACGGAATCAAATTTACAAACAAAATGGCTGCAATTGTAGAAGCACAAAAAACTGATGCTGATGTGACATGGAACTACTTTGATGATATATTTGAAAAAATTGATTGGCGCAATGAACCCTTGCCTAGTCTGGATGAAATGTATAAAGCTCGTGCATTACAAATTAGAGAAGCATATGATTATGTGATATTAAGATGTAGTGGCGGAGCTGATAGCAATAATGTACTTTATACATTTCTCAATAATGGAATACACGTTGACGAAGTAGTTGCAGAAGTTCCATTGTCAGGTTTAAGTAACTGGGATTTCAACAAAACAGATACAAGACAACATAATAGTCCATCTGAGTTTAAGTATGCACAACTTCCGTTATTACACGAAATTGCAACTAAGTACCCTTCGGTAAAAATAACTATGCTAGACATGTTTGAGGACATGATCAGTGAAGGCAAAGACGGGATATTAAATCAATGCAACGACATTCTTAATCTGTATGTCAGGATGCAATCTAAGATGGAACGACTGTCACATGTCAAAGATTTGGCAGAAGCTGGAAAGCGAATTGCTGTAGTATCTGGTACTGATAAACCAGTTCTTGCAGTGCTGCCAGACGGTAACATATATACTATTATAGCTGACCAGGCAATTAATGTACCATCCCAGCCATTTAATATACAATATCCAAATGTTGATAGAGTTTTATTTTACTGGACGCATGAAATGCCAGAACTTCTAACTAAAATGTCACATGTGGTTGCCAGGGAAATAGTTAAACCTGAAAATCACAGAATTTACAAAGCAATGACAGACTTACCAAAAGGTTATAAAACATTTCGAGATGAATCCAAAAGAGATGATATTTTAAACTTTCTTTTAAACAAACATAAGTTAGGATACGACAAAAGTGGATATCAAGACAACCAACCTTTTACTATATACGAGCGAGGGATCATTCCATTCATTTATCCAAGTACATGGAAGCCAGATTTGTTTCAAGTTGATAAAAATGATCCGTCAATAGTGTTTTTAGGTGGACAAGATTGGATTAGGATATTGCATCCTGATACTATAGCGGTGCATGCTGTACAAAGTGAGTTTACATCATTTTACAAATCACTACCGTCGAAATATATGAACCCTGGAAAAACAGGTTTTAAAAAGTTTATGAAATTTTATAACATAGGAAGCGCAGAGCACTTCAAATCAGAAAAAATTAAAGAAAGAACACGATGAAAATTAAATATCTCATGACTGGGTTATTGACTGTGCTGTTATCAGCGTCAAATTTTGCAGTAGCACAGACATATCCAACAAAACCAATTAAAATTATTGTGCCAACAACACCTGGTGGCGGCATTGATACTATTGCACGAGTAATTGGTGAGAAACTTGAAAAATCAATGGGACAAACTGTTATCATTGAAAATAGACCAGGCGCTAGCACTAACTTTGGTGCAAATATTGTATCAAAAGCCGAACCAGATGGTTATACCCTTTGTATTGTAGGGCCGGGACATGTTGTTAATAAAAACTTTTATAAAGACATTTCGTGGGATCCTGAAAAGAGCTTTGCGCCTGTTGTCTATACGCACTCAATGCCAATGATATTTGCGATCAACAAAGATATCCCAGCTAATACAATTCCTGAATTTGTTGCCTGGGTAAAAGCAAATCCCGGCAAAGCTGTAGCAACAACTGGTCGTGGTGCACCACAAGATTTATCATATGAATTGTTTAACTCTTATACACAAGTAAACATGATTGTTGTGCCATACAAAGGTTCAACTGCGGCCCATCCTGATTTAATCGGAGGTAGAACATCTTTGCTCATTGATAATGCCGCAGGTGTTACAGGTCACGTTAAAGCAGGTACGCTACGTGCAATTGGTGTTTCTACTCTGACTAGAATTAAACAATTCCCTGATCTACCCACAGCAGACGAGCAAGGACTCAAAGGATTTAGTGTTGTTTCAGATGGAGGAATTTTAGCACCAGCAGGAACACCTAAAGCTATTGTTGATAAACTTAATGCTGAAATAAATGCGGCACTTAAATCCCCCGATGTAATTGAAAGACTTACGAGTATTGGCATTCAACCACAGGGTGGCTCACCAGAATATTATGGCAAAGTGATGAAAGCTGATATTGCTAAATGGAACAAATTTTTAAAGAATCTAGGTGTTGTGCCAGAGTAATACCGATTGTCCATTAATCAGTAAAATTACTATTACCGCTAAATAGGCTCACTTTTAATACTATCAGCTAAATATCTTCATAGAGGGTAGAATCCCCTAGATTATGGAGATATTTCAAATGGCTCAATTAAGTTCCCC